TTCCCTTGTAAATCTGCTATGTCTTTATCCCCCTCCAATTTAATACTCCACACTTTTCCCATTAGTTTTCCACAATTTAATCTATGGTATAATCGTTGTTGGTCTTCCCATGCATCAGGATCCAATACTATAACTATTTTTTTTGCATTATTGTAGAGTTTCATAAATAAATGTTCACTCATAAACTTTCCTAACATTGGAATTGCGTTTGGAATAAAAATACTATCAAATGCACCTTCTACGATGTATATTGGTTCATCCCAATTAATCAAATGCTCGTTGAAAATAATGATCTCTTTTTGTGCTTCGGGGTTCATATATTTTCTCTTTGTCTTTTGTAAATAAGAACGAGCAATAAAATAAGTTAATCTTTTATTCTCATCATAAGATGGAATTATAATTCTACTCTCATACGGTCCACTATAACAAAATCCAATATTATATATTTGTAACATCAAATCAGTAATGTTTCTCTTTTTAATGTAGTTGTATGCCTGCTTGTATTGTGGTGTCATCTTGAGTCCCATACTAGCATCTTTAAATGGTATGAATTCTTTTGGTAATTTTACAGGTTTGTAAGTTCTATTTACAATCTCTTCGTCATCCTCAGGTTTCAATAAAAGATATTTCTTTAATTGTTTTGGATTACCAAACTTTTTAATCAACTTATAAATTGATCCATGAGTTCCGTGTGTTTCGGCACATACCCAACATTTATAAACACCATATTTGTAATTGATTTCAAGGTTTCCTTTACCATCTCCTTTATCTAAACCTTTAATTTCGTGTGAACATACTGGGCAATCAAAAGACACCTGATATCTATAATCATTATGATTTTTATAGTCACCAAATATATCTTCTAAAATATCAAATACTGCAGAATAATCTACTTCTTGGGTGTTCATGATTATAATATAATAAAAAAGTATGATAAAAAAAAATGGGAGCCACCACACCACCGATGACTCCCTCCAACCAAACGAGGATTTTAACTCTCGTCCCGTCCTAATATAAATATATCTTTTACAATTCGTAAAGTAAAACTTTAGTTGCCGAATATTTTAAGATGTTTGTTTGTTCATATTAACATAACCAATTACACAACAAGCAGCATCTGCCATATCATAATTTTCTTTTTTTAGTGTTCCTGTTTTACCATATAACCAATTAATATCTGGACATACACTATTAACATGTTCCCAAATAACGTGTTTCTTATCAATGTCTTTTGGATAACCTCCAAATAAAACATTACGTCCTTTATCGTTTGGTCCTACTAAATCAGGAAACGCGAATTTTCTTGAGTTATATGTTGAAATAAATGTTGGTAATACTCCTAAAACATCATAACAATTCTTCAGTATCAATGTGTTATAACGTAATAATGTGCCAATTGTGTAGATATTATTTGATTGCAACAATGGTTCTTCAATAATGACACGAAGGATTCCCATGTCTTTATAACCCTCCAAATGTTTTTTGAAAGCGTCAGCTTTTTTAATTAATTCTTCAATCTTATCTTCCGGTTGTGGTTTAATTTTTGGTGAAAAGTGTGTTAGTTCTAATAATTTAGAACCAGTCATATCAAATAAAGCAAAGCCGATCGTCTTCGTTGAAATATCCAATCCTAAAATCTTTGGTTTATTTTTGAAATTAATATCTATACTCATAGAGTAAAAATTAACTTAAATTAACTGAATAGTAAAGAGTTAGAAATCTAATTTAATTGCAAATACCTGTGTTCCTGTTCTTGAAATTGGGATTGATGTCTTTGCAACAACCAATGGTTCTTTTAATGAATCTAGTAAAGCAACTTCGGTAATCACAGGATTACAAGAAACACAACTTGGGTTTTGAGATGTTACAAATTGAGTAGATGGTAAATTAATTAACATATTCATTTCTTCAATATCTGTTGCTCTTACTAATTTTATACTGCCAGGGAATGGTTGTTCATCACCAAATTGTGGTTGTGTTGTTGCACCTGTTGTATTCCATAAATAATCAGACGAAACATCTATCATATGATCTTCTAAATCAAAAGACGTTCCACCTGTGTAATCTGTTTTTGTAATTGTAAACGTATAATTAACCAAACTTGCTGAATCAATATATCCACTAGTGTAACCAGATATTTTTGATGTTATATCTATTTTAGTCCATCCATTTGTGGTTGGTGTAGTTCCTGTTTGTACTAACGCATAAAGTTTATTTGCAACAAAACCATCTTTAATTCCGTTAATTGTTGTGTACATATATGGAAATGATCCACTATTAAATTTAAATGTTAATTGTGAAGGTGTTCCATTACCTGATATTTTATTAAAATAATTACATGGTAACGCATTTAAAGTTGATCCACTAGTATTACCAAACATATATGTTAACCATACTGTATCACCTGTTGTTGATAACATCGAATGATCTACAACTCCATCGCTTGGTGTTAATCCTAATTTTGGTGAAGATAAAGTATATCTTCTATTTGACCTATAATCTAAAATTGCAACCAATTCTTGGTCGTCAAATACTATTGTTTTATTATTAATAAAAACTTTACCTACTTTAGTACCAACTTCATCTAACAAATATCTAAATTCTATTTGATGCTTTTCATTTATTGAAGATTTAATAAGATATGGTGTATTATCCATAGTAAATAATGCTCCTAATGTTGTTCCTGTATTTCTATGATAATAGATAAATGGAATATATACTTCAAAATAATCATTATCGGTTTTATTATAATTTCTATCATCAGTATCTAAATGACTGAATAATGATGTTAATTGTCCATCATCATAACTTATATAATCATCATATTTAAAAAATCTTTCAGGATCGTTAGTAATATCACCAAGTTCAGAGTAATGTATAATTGCAACACATCTTTGTTGAGTCGGTGCCACTTCCACTAATTCACCAAATGAATTTTTAAAAGTTGTTCCTGTTATTGTTCCTCCTGTAAAATTTGTAAATGTTTGACCTGATTTAGTATAACCTAGTAATTGTTTTGTAGAAACATATTGATTACTATTATAACCACTTAAACTTTCGTCATCGCTAGCTCCACCGATTGGTTTGTCCGTCCATACTGTGTTCAAAGTCCAAGAATTTAATTGACCTTTATAATCAATTGGATTAAATATGTCATCAGTAGGAGTTTCATTAAAATATTGATTTAACACAACTTGTGTATTTCCAGTTAGTCCTGTTAAATTAGGTACTTTACGATCTAATGTTAAAGTGTTACCATTAACTGATAATACTTTATAAACTAAACTATTTGTTTGACCTGTAATTGTTGTTCCAGAAAATTTGTCAAACACTATTGTTATAAAATCATTTGGTTTAAATGTTGTTCCTGTTGTTACAGTAAGACTTGTTGTCCCACTTAAATTACTATATGTAAGTTGTTGCGCAGTTGTTTTTACTGTTGGTGTATTTGAATACATAGAAACAAATCCCGCCGCCCCCATTTCGTTTCTTAATGTAGTTGTTAGATTTCTACTAATTGGTGTTCCGTATGTTGTTGATTTACTACTATCTAATGAATATGGATATTTTACTCCCGATTCATAATCAAATGGTGCGAAAACTTTTTGTTGTCCTGTAATACCACTAATTGTACTTGTTGTACCGGTTAATATATTAAATGGTGAAGTATAATCAAATTCAGAATCTCCTATTTGAAAAAACTCAATATTAAAAGTACCTTTGGCGATGGCCTTTCTACCTTCATTTGTTATTCTGGCGGTTAAATATTCTGCGTGATTACTACTTAAAAAACTCATATCTTATAAATATCTTTCTTTTATTTTATTATGTACAAACTGTTAGATTTGAAACGATACCTAATCCGCTAATTATTGCCGCCCATACATCTCCTCCTTTTCGAATACGATAATATTGACTATTACCCACAAAAGCAGTGCTTACTCCTGGATCAGTATATAAAATATCTCCATCGGAAATCGTGTCCCCAAATGGAACATATAAAGTTATAGATGGATAATTAGTATTGGCGCAAGCGGCACTTGAACTACCGAACGTCGCACCTGTATATACACCATAACCTACAGGAATTGGAGTTGGGGTTGGTGTTGGTGGTGAAGGACATCCAAATAAATCAATATTATATTGACTAAGATATACGGAATGAGCTTCATCTGGTGGGGTATATGTATACCACTCAACTTTCCAATATCCATGATCAGCATTAAATGGTTCATTAGGAAATACTCCATATGCTCTAGGATATGGTGGTGACCCCGTAAGACCTGTAATTGTACCAAATACTAGTGCTTGTGAATAATATGTTGTTCCTGTGTCTTGAACACAATTTCGTAATGAGTAATAAACCGGTAATGGTGTTTCTGTTGGTGTTGCAGTTGGTGGTCCAAGTGTTGGGGTATTAGTTGGTGTTGCAGTTGGTGTAGATGTATTAGTTGGTGTAGGTGTATATGTTGCTGGTGCCGGTGAAGGTGTTGATGTTGGTGTTGCTGTTGCCGGTAATGGGGTCGGTGTATTAGTTGGTGTTGGTGAAGGTGTGGGAGTTGGGGTCGGGGTTGCCGGCATTTGTAATTTTACTGGTATGATTTGATTTAAATCACAACCACCATCATTTATATTTGATGCTTTAACCTTTATAAAATGAGTTCCTGTTGGTACTGTCACATATATAGGAAAATCTCTTTTGGGTATGTTTGCATAACCAACCATCGGATAATAATTAATCATAGTTGATCCTGTGCAACCGGAAATATTACCTAATGTATCACCTGTACAATTGTAGAGATCAACATTTAATATTGATGCTCCCATGGTTATATCCGATATTCGTATTGTATATGACATATTTTATAAATAGTATTAGATGAAAATTACACAAAAAACCAATGACAATAAAGGGATTTCTTACACACATTCAGAACAAACTGATGCATAATAATTACTGAAATATTGTGATGTATATAAATTTACTACATTTATATCTGTAAATGTTCCAATCAATTGAGCACAATCATTAAAATCTGTAATATATATGTTACCAGATAAAGTTCCATCCGTATAGTAATATTGACTACCACTACTACAACTTTGATATACTGACCATGGTCCTGATGGTTCAGGTGTTGGATCATTAGTTGGTTCAGGTGTTGGATCATTAGTTGGTTCTGGAGTAGGAACTTGTGTTGGAAGTTGTGTTGGTACCGCTGTTGGTGCTTGATAACAACTTACATCTACATATATTGTTCCTGTGTGTCCCGCATTGTCCTGTAATTGTACCCACCATCTTCCGTCAGTTAAATTATCCCATTGGTAAGAACTTCCTGCAGAAACCCAAGTTCCACCTGGATTATTTTTATTAATTCTAATTTGTGTATAAACTCCACTGCCACCGATGTAATCACTTGCTACCACTCTACCTGTGGATCCGTTAGTGCCAGGACATGATGCTGTTAATGTAAATGATACAGGAGTCGCCGTTGGTTCAACCGTTGGTGCTGCGGTTGGGAATGGTGTTGACGTTGGTACAGGTGTATTAGTTGGTGTTGCTGTTGCTGGTAATGGTGTATTGGTTGGTGTCGCTGTTGCTGGTAATGGTGTATTGGTTGGTGTTGACGTTGGTACAGGTGTATTAGTTGGTGTTGCTGTAGGTGTTATCGCACAAACTACACATGCGGCGTCAGGTGATGCTGTCTCACTACCAAGACCACCTGTTCTTGTTAAACTTCTTGAATTAGTTCCATCACTAATCCAAAATTGATATAAATCATAAGATGTTATAAAATTACAAGTAAACGATGTTGATGTACAAAAATTAGTTGTGTCACCTGTAATTACAAATTGATGATATAATCCCGCCGGTGTATCTCCTCCATTACAAGCAATATTTGCACTTGTTTCACTTACATATAAATTAAATGTATAAGATGGAGTAGGTGTTGGAGTTGGAGTTGGGCAAGCAACTATTTCAGTAATTCTACCATCTTGAACAGAAGGAAGACCTACATGATAAACTGTTGCATTATCTTTCCAATAATAACCTGGTGTGGTTACCGCAACTGTACAGTTATAATCTGTGTATAAATCTGTTCCAATACCTAATGAACCTCTATAGTAAACTGTGTATGGTCCATTAATATTACTACAAGCAACACCTAAAGTTGTACCACTATAAACTGACATATTAAATGGAGTCGGTGTAGCGGTAGGAGTTGGGGTTGCTGTACTTATTGGAGTAGGTGTTGGTGTAATTGCACCTGTACAGTTAGTTAAATTAGAAATATACCCACCTGAACTAATTTGTGCCGCATACCACGTAGAAAAACTATACAATCTATAATATTGACTGTTACCAACAAAATTAGTTGTTAAACCTATATTTGTATATAATATATCACCATTAGATAATGTATCACCATTACTAATATAAACCGTTCCAGAAGGTGATGTATTTGTGGTACAAGCAGTGTTTGAATTACCATATGTGGCGCCCGTATAAATTCCTACTCCTTGATAAATTGGTGTAGGAGATGGAGTTGGAGTTGGTGTAGTACAAGGTGATTGAGCATATAATGTACCTGAAGCGTCTATAACCAACCAATGGTTTGTTCCGTCAGAATAATAACCTGGATCTACAGGTGTAACTCCATCAGGTTTTAGTAATACAACACCATTACTTAATGTAAGACCTGACGATCTATAAGTTGTATGAGCTGATATTGCATTCAAACATGCTGTATATGGTTCTGTTAAATGATAACCTAATTCAAAAACTAATGGTGTTGGGGTTGGTGTTGCAGTTGCCGTTGTTGTTGGGGTAGGTGTTGCGGTTGCCGGAGCGGGAGATGGTGTTGGTGTTGCGGTTGCAGGTTCAGGAGACGGTGTTGGTGTTGCAGTTGCCGGTAATGGTGTTGTTGTTGCGGTTGGTATTGGAGTTGCGGTTGCTGGTAATGGGGTGGCTGTTGGTGTTGCTGTTGCCGGTAATGGTGTTGTTGTTGCGGTTGGTATTGGAGTTGCGGTTGGTGTTGATGTTGGTATAGGTGTATTTGTTGGTGTAGGTGTTGGTGCATACCAATATACAACGGTACCACCACTAAATCTACAATCCATTATATCGTTATTACCAATTGCTGTTATTCCAAAATTTAAATATTCATTAACCGTACAGTCATGTGGGCTATATTTATAAGATGTTATTTTAATTTTTTCAGCTCCTTGATTATCAATATAAAATTTAACCGATATTAATGGTTGTTTTGTTGTACCCGTAATTGTTGATTTATTTAGGTATGTTCCATATTCAGTATTTTTACCTTTTGCATCAATTGTTGCTCCAGAATAAGTGTTAATATATTGTGTTGTTCCTGTAATTGCTTTTCTCCATTGATACATTATTTCTGTATAGTCAGGATCTAAACTATTATTAATTGTTTGTCCTGTTACTAATATATCTGATGTGTAAGTATATAATCTTGCATTTACATCATGTGTAGTTGTGTCGCCCGAAACTAAAACATATGTTGATGGATCACTTGATGAACCTGAATATATTATTCCGTCAATTTCAAAAGTTGGAAAAAATTTAATATAACCATCGTGTTCTAATTCACCTAATTCATCAATTTCAGTTGTAAAACCTAATTGACTATCCATCCATAAAATTTCATCTTCAAAAAAATGAGTTGATGTGTTACCTGTTATTTCAGGATAAATATAATCAAAAATCTCCACTGGTTGACAACCATATCTATATTGGTATTTTGATCTACCAAAAATGTTATTTGAAATTAAATTACCTCCAGTCCATAATGTTGTTGAAGGTATAATTTGATCAATTACACTTGTCCAATAAGGACTCATTTTTTGAATGAATAAATTTACATCAGGAAATGTATATGGCGTGAAATTTGTATTTGTTATGTAATCTTTATAGATATCCTCTAATGTAATATAATTCTTTTTATATTTTATTAAATTAGAGTTTTTAATTTGTTGGTGTATCATTAAATCAACATACTCCGCGAATGTAACTCCTGTTTGTGGTGTTAAACTATTTGTTCCAAATGTTAATTCCAAATCTCTTGATTGACGATATATGTCGTAATCAACTGCTTGTGCTGATGATAAATAAACCTCAATGTTTTTACGATTTAAATATAAACCTGATTGATCATTAATATGTTCTATTTGATTATTATCAATTACATTTTTTAACTTATATCCAGAATCTAACCCTGGTAAATTTCTATAAACATCAAAATAATCTTCTCCATATGTATAGGGACTATTTTTAGTAACAATATTTTTAATTCTTCCAGTTAACGTTGAGTTATCAATATCTACTATCAAAGGTGATTTATGATCTGCGGTATTATCATACCATCCTGACCCCATTTGGAAAAAATATTCCGTCGATCCAGTAATCCCTTTAGGTAATAATGTATCTCTATTTACTGGATAATTGTTTGAGTTAAATGTTGTTGTTCCTGTTGTTACTCCGGTGTAATAGGTATATGGTGAATATGTTATTCCATTAACCGTTCCACCTGTTGGTAAAAATATACCTGTCTTAAATGTTTTAGTTCCTGAAATTGCGTCGTATATATCATTTTTTAAATTAAATGTTTTAGGTAATGATGTTACCCTATAAACATATTGATTAATTTTAATCATTGGTTCAGGTGCACCTAAAAATCTTAAAAAGAATTCTAAAGATTGTCTAGTACCTTTTGATTTATAGATATATGCTAAATTAACTAACAATCTTCTATAAAATTCATATTCAGCATCAATTAAAGATGTACCCGATACTAACCCCGAATATTGTTGTGAAGTTTTAGTGTATAATAATTCATCTAAACTTTTTTCGTCAATTAAATTAACTGTGTCTAAACCTAAAGTATTTGCTAAATTCTTTAATAATACATCAGGTACATTGTTTATACCATCATAACTTACATTTCTCATGTAAGCAATATTATCAATATACTTTTTTACTTTATCAAAACTTTGCCCGTATAATTGAAAAACAGATTCCGCTTTTTTATCTGCACTATCAAATTCAAATAATTGTGGAGATGTTAAAAATCTAACAAACAAGTTGGATTTATAATCATCAATTTCATCTGCAATATTTCTTAAGTTTGTTAAATAATCATCATACTCTAACCCAGTTATTTTTATATTCCAATTTTCTTTATTGGATAATGGCCAAC